CGGCGTGACCCGCGCGCGCGCGGCGTTCGCGGCCCGGATCCTCAACAACAACGCCGGGTCGGGCGTCGATTTCGGCCTGGATCTGACCGACGCCGGCAGCGCCCACTATTCGGGCGGCGGCGTCGCGCTCGCATGCGCGAAGGCCGACATCCGCATGACCTCGAAGGTCTGCATCAAGGTCGGCGCCGGCGCGCCCACGAACGGCGTCACGGGAGCGAACGAGACCGAGAAGGGCTCGCTCTACATCGACAAGACCAACGGCATCCTCTACATCAACACGAACACGCTGGCCTCGCCCACCTGGACCAAGGTCGGGACGCAGTCGTAACGGGGAACCGATGATCTCGAAAGAGCAGATCGAGAAGCGCCTCCAGGGGCTGAGAAAGCTCCTGGAGGCCAAGAAGGCGGAGATCAAGCGCCTCGACGAGCAGAAGGCCGAGGCGATCCTCTCGATGCGGGAGCTTCAGGGAGCCATCAACGACTGCTCCTTCTGGATGGAGCACGCTGGCGAGCCGGAGCCCGCGGTCGCACCGCCTCTCTCGCTCGTCCCGCCGTCCCTCGAGGAGCCCAAGAAGGAATCCTGATGGCCGACACCCGCGAGATCCTGGGCCTGCTCAACAACGCCGCGACGGTGGCGGCGCTCGAGAGATACTACGAGCGCACGCTCCAGCGGATTCTGATCGAGCTCGCCCAGGGCGTCTCGCGGCCCGGCGCCGCGCGCGCGACCGAGCTGGTCGCCACCCTCCGGGACCTGATCCGAGGCCTCGACCCGCGCCGCGCCGGCTTCGTGCGCAACTGGATCCGGGAGTGGATCCCCAAGGCCTACATCCTAGGCGACGAGTCCGCGACCGCGCAGCTGCGGCGCCAGCTGGAAGCTGCGACGAGCGATCGGGCGGACGCGTTCGGAGCGATCCGGACCGGGTGGACGGCTGTCAATCAGACCGCGCTCGCCGCCATGGTCGCCCAGGTGGACAGCACGCTCCGAAACGTCGCCATGCAGATGGAGGCGGTCCTGGGCCTGGCGGTCCGCCGGACGCAGCTCGTCTTCTTCCAGGATGCGGCGATCCGGGAGAGCGTGGTCTCCGGGATCATCCGCGGCGCCGCCGGACGCCGCCTGTCCGACGACATCGCGAGCATCATCCTGAAGGGCGGGACGCCGGCGGAGATCGAGCGCCTGCGCCAGGCCGGATTCCAGCCCGATCTCATCGATCTCTACAAGCGTCTCAGCCAGGGCCAGATGGTGACGGTCGGGGCCCGGACCTTCGACGTCCGCCAGTATGCGAACCTGGTCGCCCGCACCATGCTCGCCGACGTGGCGAACAAGGGCAACGTGGTCCGCCTGCAGCAGAACGGCGTCGACCACGTCCGGATCTCAAACCCTCCTCGCGTCGGAGATCCCGACGTCTGCACGGTCTTCGCAGGCCGCGTCTTCTACGTCGGCACCGGCGAGGATCCGCTCGGCTTCCCCGCCCTCCGATCGATCCCGAACGGCGGGCCGCCATTCCACCCGCATTGCCGGCACGGCCTCCAAGCCTTCGTCGTCTCGCTCAAGAACCCGACGGATGTGGAGGCGGCGCTCAAGGATACGCGACTCATCCCGGGCGACTACTTCAACTCGACGGCGTCGCTCGTGACCAAGCATGTCGGCTCGCTCGATGCCGCCGCCGTGCAGAAGATCAACCCGAACGCTTCCAAGCCGAGGGCCGCATGAGCAAGCAGATCGTTCTCTACAAAGGCGAGAAGTTCTCCGCGAAAGGCGCCGCCCAGTTCGCGAAGGACGTGGTCAAGGTGGGCCGCTGGGTCCATCCCATCACCAAGCAGGAGATCATCTTCACGCCCGAGCGGATTCAGAAGCTCGCGGCGAACACGGAGCGGTTCCTCGCAGCGGGGAACCGGATCCCGTTCCCCAAGGGCCACACGACCGACCCGACCAAGAACCTGGGCTACTGGCCCGGGCCGTTTCTGCCGCTGGGAGACTCCCTGATCGGAGTCGTCGAGCCCAGGGACCAGGTCGCTCTCGAGGCCATGAAGGCCGGCACGCTCGATGCGGTCTCGGTCTGCATCGAGTTCGACATCACGGACGCCAAGGAGAACAAGTACGACGAGGTCATCACCCACGTGTGCGCCACGTCGTACCCCGTGCTCGACGGACAGAAGGGCTTCGTGGCCCTCTCGAAGGACGAGCCCGACACTCACATCCCCGAAGAACTCGCGGGCAAGTCGCCCGAGGGAGATACCAAATCGAAGGAGGTCCAGATGGATCCCAAGACCATGGCGGTCGCCCTCGGGCTCCCCGAGACGGCGACGGAGGCCGAGATCGTGAAGGCCGCGGTGAACTCCCGCAAAGCCTCCGACGACCTCAAGGCCGAGCAGGAGGCCCACAAGGCCTCGAAGTCCACGCTCGCGAAGATCACCGAGCAGGTCGTCGCGAACGGCTTCAAGGTGGAGGGCGAGAAGCTCTCCCGCGTGCAGGTGATCGAGCTCGACGTCACCCCCAAGGAGGGAGACAGCGACGAGCTCAAGGCCTTCAAGGCCAACGAGGCGAAGCGCCGCGAGACCGACGCCCTGGCCAAGCTCTCGGCGAACAAGGAGTTCGTCCTGGGCCTGCAGAAGAGCCTCGATCTCCCGCCGGCGATGGGCAAGATCGCGGAGGAAGTCCTGGGCGTCAAGGGCACGCTCGAGGCCCTGACGCTGTCGACGGACGGCAAGGGCGTCGACCTCCGAAAGCTCGAGGACTTCCCCGGCAAGATGCGGGCGCTCCTCGACGGCATCATCAAGGCGAAGCCCGTGAAGGGCCAGCAGATGCAGACCCTCGGCACCGATCGCCGGAAGGACGACGCCGGCGACACCACCAAGAGCCGCGAGGAACTCGCGAAGAGCGTGGTCGAGCTCGTCCAGCCGGAGGCCTCCGGCAAGAAGTAGTCGCCTGAAGATCGTCCCCGCGAGGGGTTTTTGAAAGAACGGTAAGAAAGTGAGGAAACCATGGGTTACGACCCCCTGACCGGCCGGGACGACCTGCCCGGCATCGACACCCCGATCGAACAGGAAGCCCGCGAGTTCCTGCTCGACCCGGATCACAAGGCAGTGAAGGGCATCGTGATCGACGACGCGTCGGTCGACGCCGGAAACGCGGGCAAAACCCACATCCTGCGTCCTGGCCTGGCGCTGATCCGCGGCGCCGGCACGGGCGGGAAGTTCGTCCCCGCCGACCACGCGAGCGCGCCGGCCGACAACGCGATCCTCGAGGCGGTCATCCTCATGCACTACGTGAACATGAGGGGCGCCGACGGGGTCGCGCGCGACAAGACCGCGCAGGGCCTCTGGCACGGCCGCGTCCAGGACTCCCAGATCATCTTCGTCGACGCGAGCTACGACGAGGACATCCGGGCGGCCCTTCCCCAGGTGCGCTTCGAGTAGTACGGCCCTGGAGACAGGACCTTGTAAGGGGTGACGGAAACAGAAAAGAGAGAAGGAGAAATAACGTGAGCTTCGAAACGGAACTCCTGCACCACGAGACCCTGACGAAGATCGTCAGGGACTTCAAGCCCACCGACGGCCGCCTGCGGTCGCTGTTCGGGCCGGCCGTGCCCGTGCGCGGCCGCAGCACCAACTGGGACATCGTCCGGACGAACCGGAAGATCGGCACGGTCGTCGGTCCACACGCCTCCGCCTCGGTCCGCACGGCCGAGGTGATCGCCAAGGGCCGCGGCACGCTGGCCCGGAGCTTCGACAGCCGGCCCCTCATGGGCGCCGACCTGCTCAACCTCCGCGCGGTCGGCAGCGCCGACTTCGAGCAGAACTTCAAGGCCCGGATCGGCCGGGAGATGAAGAACCTCGCGCTCGGGATCGACACGCTGAACGAGTACATGGCGGCGAAGGCCCTTCAGGGCTCGCTGACCCTGTCGGTCGACGGCGTCTCCGACGTCATCGACTACCACTTCCCGGCGACCCACAAGCTGACCGTGGGCGGCGGCGAGCTCGACGGGGACACGCTCGTCCTGTCCTGGGACGATCCTTCCGCCGACATCATCCAGGACACGTCGGCGATCAAGCAGAAGGGCCTCGACGACTCGGGCTATCTGATCACGAAGTGCGTGGTCGGCTCGCTGGTCGAGCGCGCGATGCTCAAGCTGGAGATCGTCCAGAACCTGATCAAGTCGACCCCGGACGGCGTGGCCATGCTGCGCGAAGGGTTCATCGGCCGGATCAACGGCATCGACTTCATGTCGAAGGGCGAGTCCTACAAGGACGCCTCCGGCACGATCGACCACTTCGTCGACGAGGACACGGCCGTCTTCATGCCCGACTACGATCCCGAGATCATGGAGTGGCATGAGGGCACGGACGCGATCCCGAGCGACTCCGGCGACGACATGATCGAGAAGCAGGGCCGGTACGCCTACTCCTCGGTCAACAAGAACCCGGCCGGCTACAACCTCTTCATGGGCGAGGTCCGGCTGCCGGTCATCAAGAACCCCGGCGCGTTCTTCAAGGCCGTCGTCATCAGCTAAGCAACCCGTCCCCGGGGGGTTCCAAAGAGCCCCCCGGGGAATTCACGGCAACGGCAGACAGCGAGGGACGATGCCTGAGATCAACGCGACCGCCCAGGATCCGGAGGCCAACTCCTACCTGACGCTTGAAGACGCGGGTCAGGAGATGGACGCCTACCTCCACGCCGACGAGTGGCAGGAGCTCGAGGAAGAGCAGCAGCAGCGCATCCTCGTCGTCGGCACGCGGTTGATTGACCAGTACAAGGCCTGGGGACCGAAGTCCGACGCCGATCAGGCGCTCTCCTTCCCGACCAAAAAGGACGTGAACGCCGATGGGTTCGTCGTCCCTGCGGAAGTGAAGCGCGCGCTCCTCGAGTACTGCGATTTCATGGCGGCCGCGGATCTCGATCATCTGAAGCGGCTCCAGGCCGAGGGCGTGACGAACGCCTCGATCCTGGGGCAGTCGACCACCATGACCGAGGACCGCTCCGGACTCCCCGCCGGCGCGCGCCGGGAGCTCGACAAGATCTGGCTGGGCTACAACGCGCCCGTCGTGGTGAAGAAACCCCTTTTCAGGGGCGGCGATCCCGATCGAACCATGTTCGGATAGACGATGCTCGACATCACTTTTCGCGAGTTGGTGACGCTTCGGCGGGCCAAGGCAGGCACGCGCGGCGCCTCGAACGATCCCGTCTACGAGATCGTCCGAGACACCGCCGAGGAGCCTCTCAAGGTCCGATGCTACATCGAGCGCCGCAAGCGCCGCGTGTTCAGCACGGCCGGCGTCGAGGAAGAGTCCGACGCCACGATGCTCTTCCGTGCGACGGAGAAGGCCGACGTCCGCGCCGAGGACCTGGTCGTCGATCAGGACGGCGCGGCCTATCGGGTGAACGGCCTCGAGACGGCCAGCTCGCTCTTCGGCTCGGCCCGGTACCGCCGCGCCGATCTCCGGAAGACGCGCCTCAAGGTGCAGGAGGGGACGGATGGCTAAGCCCCTCTTCACGCTCAACGTCGGCCGCCTGAAGGCGGACCTCTCCAAGATCGGAGATCGCCTGGACTTCGCCCGCCAGAAGGCGATCGAGGCGACCCGGGAGGCGATGGTCCAGCACGGGCACGACATGATCGCCGACGCGCAGCGCCGCCTCGAGCCCCAGACCCGGACCGGCAACCTGGGACTCTCCGGCGGCATCACGGATCCCGAGGTAAAGGACGGCGTCGTCACCCTCGACCTGGGCTTCAACATCGAGTACGCCCGCCAGGTCGACCGGGGCGGCACCATCCAGGCTCGTCGCGCGAGCATGCTCGCGATCCCGCTCGACCCCGCCCTCACCGCCGCCGGCGTCCCGCGGTTCTCAAGCCCGCGCGAGATCCCTGGCGGGTTCGTTCTTCGTCTCTGGGGGAAGGTCTTCATCGCCGCCCGCCGCGGCAAGGGCAAGAACGCGACGATCGTCCTCTACTACCTCCTCAAGCGCAGCGTCACCCAGAAGGGATCGCACTACTTCTCGACGACCGTGTATGAGAAGGGCCCGCAGCTGGGAAGCGCGATCGCCCATGCCGTCGGCGACGCCTTCGGAGGAGGCCGCTGATGGGCCAGAGGATCGTCCGGTCAAGCGGGTTCGAAGAAGGGCTGGCCGCTCTGATCGCGGCATCGTTCCGCTTCTCGGACGACACGCTCAAGCTGA